TTTTGGATTGATACGTAATATTGATTTGCTAGTAAATTTAACAAATTATTTATTCTCTGAGGTGTCAAAATAGAGTCAAAGATATTATTACCTCCTCCACGTTGCCAAAGTAATGTACCATTAACATGAATTGATTTAGAAATTGCCCAGCTTAATTGGTCTTTTGTAGGTATTATCCCGTTACTTTTTGCTCTAGGTGTTATTCCTTTCTCATCAATCCACTTTCTTATGATTTGCTGTAACGTTGGATTACCTTTTCTTGCACCTGATGATGTTGGTTTACGACCATCTATTAAAACTCTTATAAATGGACTTGCTGAAATAGTTAACGTATCACTTGTGTATTCCGACTCAATAGAACTAGCAAACCTACCGCTAACCTTTTTTAGTTCTGGAATAATTGTATCTGTAAATTGCTTAAATATTTCCTCGTTACTCACAAACACTATCTTCGTTAATCATTCGTAAATTAAACGGCATCATAATACCGCTCATGTTTGTGTCAAACAAGTTTTGAACTTGTACACATTCACCAACTGTTAATTCAGTCACGTAATCAGTTTTGTTGTCTAGTAATAATTGAAATTCACGTTGAGCATTTTCTGCCAATAAATACACACTTTCTTTTTGATTGGCTGAATCATCTAACTCCGATTTAAATAAGAACAAAGCAGTACAAATATAGTTACGTTGATATGCTCCTGTTGATGTTATTACAGGTTTGAACTTCATAGGCATGTCTAAAAAAACAGCTGGGAGTATCTGTTCATCCGCCATCACATTTTGAAAGTCGGATTCAGAATGTAAGAAAGTATACGTCTTACTATTTGAATTCATAACAGCCACAACGTCTGCTATTAATTGTCTTATTGTCATTTCTCTTTTATTATTTCTGAATAATTTTTCTCAAATCTATTACTAATATTTATTCTATACAATATCAAAAATACTAAATTATACGCTAACAATTCAACTTCTCTATGTGTATAGTTGTAATCCCTCGCAATTAGGTCAATAGTATTGAAATCACCTAAGTCATTGAACATATCTATACCTGCTTGTTTTTGCTCATGAGTTACTTTAGATTCTAGCGCGTTATTATCACGTTTAATAATAGCGTTTAAACTATCCATGATGTACAAATAAGCGCCGTAGACGTCTTCAATGTTATCTTCTAATACAATACACTCATCAACGTTAGAATAAATGCTTAGAACCTTAATTGGATTATCTAAGTTTGAGCATGCTTGTATCTTTTTTTCAAACGAACATTCTCCTACATCATTAGGTAAAGCTTCTCCTTTATAATATTCAATTTTTTCAATAGTTTCAAACGGGTTTTCTTGTAAGAAATTTATGTAAGGAGCTATCTCGTTTAAGTCAATGAATACTTGTTCATCAATGCTAAGTCCGGTTAAACGTTCTATCACTTCCGGTTCAGTTGCTTCTTGGAAAAACTGCATATCACTGCATTTGATGTCTCTCCATGAAGTCGGGATAGTAAAGTCTTTTAATTTTGTTTTAAATTTAATCATTCTCTTATTAATCTACTTCTAGGAGCTCTAGCTTTTGGTTTTAACTCAAAGTAATATCTCATCATTATACTATCCCAGTGATCAGGAGATCTACCTATGTTCTGCTTAATTACATCTTTTGAAACAACTCCTAACCTAGTGTCTTTATCTAGATCTTTAAGCTTTATTTGTTCCATTTCTTCACTTACTAAATCTCTAATTGAACCGTTATCATTTATCTCACCACATTCTCTAGATTGTATTTTTTTAGCCATTAATATACTACATTGAGATTTTAAATTCTCGTAGTTCTCACCATTTAAAGCTCTAGAATTATTTACAAAACCTTCACATCTTAACATATCAACTAATCCTCCTCCTACTCCGTCTTCATCTGCTACAGTATAGCTATTAGATATTGAGTATTTCATTTGTAGTCTTCTTGCTTCGTCTCTAGCTTCTACAATAGTGTTCTTTTCGAATACAACTACATCTATACAAACCCATCCTTTCCACACTCTATAGACAGTAGTGTCTTTGCCTTTTCTAGCAACGTCAATAGTTAAGTAATGCTTAGAATCTTGTTGTAAATGCACTGGATTAAAGTAATCTATTATAGCATCCATCTCGATTATAGTACTAGGGTCATCATCGTATTCCCAATTTCCGTAGTACAACCTTTGCTTTGAGTTATTATCTAATTGTAGTAGAGATTTTAAGTAACTAGGATGCAAATGAGGATTATCTTGAGGCAATGCTTGAATGAATTTCCTATAGTCTTTTAAAGTTCCATTTCTAGATGGTTGATAAAACTCTTTATAAGTCCAATTCTTAGCTGGATTCAGAGTTCCTAACATCTTTGGTATTAAGTCAAACTCTGTTAGTTTATATCTTATCCTAGACTTTACTATTTGCCATGCTTTAAACACTACTTGGTTACATTCATCAATGAAAGCTCCTGTTATTTCTAACGATCCTAGACTATCGTAATTTGGATCACTAGGGTATAAGAACAAGTCCTTTAGTATTATCTCGCTACCATTGTTCCAATATATTACATTAGATTGAGCATTGTAATTAAACTCATCTCCTATTCCTAATTTACCAGCTAGTTCAAAGAAAGTGTTTAAAGTAGTTTCTTTAAGAGTTTTTAATTTAGCTCTACCCATTAACCATCTACTTCCATTATATTTTTGGCACATAGATATTAACCAAAGACAACCAAATGCTGACTTTCCTCCTCCTGCAGCTCCTCCATAAAGTAACTCTTCTGTTACATTGTCATTTAAATAATAGGTAGCATGTTCTTGCTTAATTAGTAGTTTCATTCGGATTTATTCCACTTCCTAAATTGATAACATTCTGTATTTTTTCACCCATAGAAGTGATATCCATCATTTGTTTTGGCATCCCTAAACGATACTTCAGCCATAATTCTATAGCCTTAATATCCCCTGTTGCTTCTATTTTATCTGCTAACTTTCTGAATACTTCTTTAGGTATAGTAATAGCATCCATTGATTCAATAAGTTGAAATAATTCATCTTTCTTAAATCTTCCCGAGTTTTCTCTTGCCCCTCCGTTATTTTTTCTTTTATCCATAATTGAAAAAAATTGAAATCCAATCTTTCAAATATACAACAATCCCCCGAATAATAATAGACGAGGGATTGACTTAATTAGATTTTTTCTATTCTCCAAATTGATATGTTATTGAATCTACGACCATCCGTTAACTCTTTAGCTCTGATGTTGAACTCTGCTTTTACTAAGTCGTTCAACGCATTATACTTAAAGAAATTCTCTACTTTTTGATCCCCGTAGATTTCGATTAGTACCGATTCGGGATATTGTTTGTCTTGTTCGGTAACTTCGATTGTTACGCTGTTTTCTTTCCCTGTGTTTCTCACTTCTGAAACCCATGTAATTTTTCCTTTAATTTCCATTATAATAATTTAGTTTGTGTGCAAATATATTCTTTTTTCTTTGTTTTTTTAGCTTCTTTCAAAACTAATTCATCCGTAACTGGATTGTAAACGTATTCCTTTCCATTTATGATACATGCCCCGTAATATCTAACTATGGATAGTTGTGAATGTGATATGTTAGATAGTTTCATCTTTTTATTTTGTTCACATTGATTAAATTCCATTGCTTTATCTTTCATATCTTCTTCACTTTTATTTCTATTCTACCTTTTTTTAAATCTGCTATTCTTTTGAAAGCACCTTTTGATAAATCGATGTTATTTTCCTTGAATGACCCCGTATCATTCACTTTAACTATTACCGACTTATTATTTTCTATGTTAGTAATTTTAAGCCGTGTACCTATCTTAAAATGGTTAGATGCACACGTTAGTTTGTTCATGTCAAACACTTCACCTGACTTTGTATAATTGCCATGAAACGCATCACCATACCAGGTACAAGTAAAAGAATTAAGAACACACCAAACACACATAATTATAAATATTCTCATGTTAATTTTATTTTATCAATTTGTTTGTGGATGTTTTTGCATATATAGATATAATTATCACTTTGCTTAACATCCATTATACTAGTCAACTCCTCAACATTCGATTCGATTAACTTCATTTGCTCTTTATTCCTTTGTACGAAAACATTATCGTCAGGAAGTCGTTCTAGTATCTCCAACATGACTTGCTGGAGTACTAGAACTTGTGTGACTGATTTGATTATATTCATAAC